GTTGAGACAACGACATCGTTGTTCTCCCTTTTGTACGTCGATTGTCGGCATGCTCGCCGGTGAACCCGCGCCGCCGCAGCCTGTCTTTTTCGCCCTGCTTGGCGAAGACGAGCTGTTGCGTCTCAGATGAAATCTTCAGTGATTTGGCCACTGACAGCGCATTCGGGTTTGCCGGCACGCTGACCAGTGACGTCTCAACCAGTTCCTGCTTGGTAAACCGTAGGCCGCTGAACGGGTTATTGCTGTCCAGTTGCGTGTGTTCCTGTGGACGGAACCCGACGCTGACCGCCTTCAGAATGCCGGCGTCGATCAGCCGGCGAATTTCATCGATCCGCGCGCTGGTGCCTTCCGGCGCCAGCACCAGATGTCCACGCAACTGCTTTTTCTCGACCCGGACGTTCATCCACTTGCCGATCGGAAAATCACTGCGATGGCCGAACAGTGCGATCGGGTTGCGCTGGAAATTGTCGAGTTGCCAGCCGTCCGACATGATGATGTCGTCCATCCGGTCCGGTGTCTCGTCCGACAGCACGAACTCCATGCCGTGCACGTCCTCGGCATGAGTCTTGTGCACGACCTTGTCAACCGCACGGCCCTTGACCGCGCGCTCGTCCCAGTAAATCTGGCAGTCGTCCGCTTCCTCGCCCTCCTCGTTGATGCAGCGGTCCATGAAATCCTCATAGTCCTCATCCGGCTCGGGCGACACGTCCTTGCGTGTGCCCTTTGCGGACTTGACATGTTCATCCCAGATCGAATTGCACGCAGCCACTGACTGCTCGGTGCTTTCGTCAGGGTTTTCGTGCTGCCGTGCCGAGATGCAGGCCGACACGAAATCGTCCCTGTTGTCGAAATCTGACGGATTAGGCATGGACCGCTCCTTTGTCTTCGCGGGTGCGCTCGTAGTTGTCAGGGCGTCGGTACGTCGATCGCAATTGCCAGCTTGCAGTCGACATCCTGCTCGACCGGGTGCGTGCGCGTACCCGACCTGATCTTGAGGAAGTTGATTGACCTGCCCCAGACTTCGTCGCGGATGACGATGGCCGAGTCAGGCTGCGCCGCCACGGTGATTTCATCCCCGGCGGCACTGTACAGGTCGTTGTACAGGTTGCCATCAGTTGATACCTGAAACGTCAGGTTGGCGTCCTTGAACTCCTGCGGGATGGTGATGCGCACGATGTCGCCGGCAGAGCAGTCGGCCCCGTCACTGAGCGACTCGCCTGCGAGAATTGTCGGCCCGTCAACGATCTGCAGCGTCATGGTACAGTCTCCATTTTGAGTGACATGCGGATGACGGCGTTACCCGTCATTGCGACCTTGATCGAACCGCCGGTCAGCGTGACCTTCAGTTCGTGATAGTAGATTTCGGGCTTGACGTCGCGGCTGTCGGCAGCGTCAAGCGTGATAGTGATGCCGGCGGTGCCGTCCAGCTCGATGCCGCTTCCAAGCGACTTGCGTATCAGCACGTCACCGGGAGTGAGCAAGTCCCCGAACACCGACTTCGCCACCCACCACTCGAACGCGGCGATGTCGTCCAGATTGTAACCGTCCAGTGCGACCGACAGCACCTTGTCCTCGCCGCAGAACAGCGCGAAGTTCTGGTTGAAGCCAGCACCAAGTGTGATCGGGTCAGGTGTCATGTGTCATTGCCCATAGGAAGCCTGTCGCCAGTCCGATTGCAAGAGCGGCAAGTAGCAGGTAGTACGTCATCGCCGCTCCGGTTTCATGATGTCTGGAGTCGGCCCCAGTGACCGCTCCATCGACGGGCTAGCCGACCGCCCGAAAGGGCAGCGGCAACCCCAGTAACAAGGCGATCAGCATGTACAGGGCAATCAGCGCCACGATCACCATGTAAACTTTCTGGATGTTCTGCGGGATGGGAAAGTTCAACCAGCCCATGAACCACACGATCACCAGCCCGATCAGGACGAGGAAGGCGACGACGATCGCAATGTTGATGATGCCGAGAAGGACTGCTGTGAGTGAAACCATTGTAACCTCCCTAACTGTTACTGGACAGAAAGTCTTCCCAGTCAGCCGCCGGCCCGATTGCTACGCTCCACGGATTGGTAGGCACTAGGTCACTCTCGCCGCCGGCAAAAGCACGACTGATGCGCACGCACTCCTCACGACTGCCGCGATAGAACTCCTCGACTCCGCAAATCCAGCCTTCGGGCAGTGGATTGCGCGCTTCCATCCGGTAAGTTACAACCCATTGATCGTGCATTGCGGCCCCACTTGCGTGGCGTTTCGTCTGGCTGTCGTGCAGCGCCGTCAACATGTCGTGTCAGCCGATCAGGGCTTCGATGTTGGTGACGTTGGCGCGGTCGCGCGACCTGACCCCCGCCATCATTGCCAGTGCCACCGCGCCGTCGACCCGGAACCGCACCTTCTGCTTGTCGATCTTGCGATTGCCGGCAGGATCAAGCACCGCGATCGCGTTCGAAATGTTCCAGTTCAGCACCGGGTTGTTCGAATGGATGATCGTCTTGTCCATGATCGCGCGCTCGAGCGCGTCGATCGCCGGCGCCATGTCGTTGTAACCCTGTCCCCACGGCACCAGCCGCAGGCCGGCGAAGCCATCGTTGCCCTTGCCGTCATCCTTGAACGCTTTCAGCCCGATCCGGTCAAACTCGCGCAGCAGGTCGTCCACTCTCCACCTGTCGTAGGCGAGGGCCTTGATCCGGTACTGCTCGGTCAGCTCCGCCAGCTTGCGCGCGATCACCTCGAGGTCGATCGAGCGACCGGGCGACGTCAGCAGGTGACCGGCCTTGTGCCATTCGGAGTAGCGGTGGTTGCCGGAACCGAAATCGCGGTTGGAGTGCGGCACCAGCGACTGCAGTGGCTTCCAGAACAGCGACTTGACTTTCATCGGGTCCTTGGCCGAACCGAGAACCAGCGCGGTCAGGTCGTTGACGCTTGACAGATCGAGGCCACCGTACAGCTCCTCGTCCTCGTTAAACTCGACGTTGCCGGCGCAGGCTTCCCAGTCGGCGCGCGGGATCAGCACCGCGACCGGCGCGACCCGCTGATTGAGGAACAGGTTGCGGACTTTCGGCTCCTCCGCCGGCATCCGCATCGCTTTCTTGACGGAAGTCTCCAAGTCCTGAAAGTTGCGGAACGAACCCAGCGCAGGGTTGGCCTTCTTCCACTGCTCCCTGTCGTCTAGCGCGCAGTCCTCGTCAGCAGCATGTAGATGGCAGACGATAGAAGGATCAGCACCAGACAGTCCATCATCGATCAACTGGCTCAGGATGTGTTCAGGATCGTTTGACTGGGTGCTGATTGCGATGAATAACGGCTCTTCACGCGCGCCGAAGCTGGTGTCGAGAACGTCATACAGATTGCGGTTCTTGGCCTGCGCCAGTTCGTCGTAGATGACGAGGCTGGGAAGATAGCCGTGCTTGGTGCCGGCCTCGGCGGAAATGGCGCGATAGACTGACGAGGTGTTGCGCCCGATCATCGTCTTCGTTGACGCCACCACGTCCACCAGACCCTTGAAACGCGGCTCCATCTCCACCATCTGGCGTGCCAGCTTGTAGATGATCGAGGCCTGATCGCGGTCGTTGGCTGCCGAATAAATTTCGCCGTTGGTGATGCGCTCGGGACCGACGAGGTGTGCCAGCGCGATGCCGGCAATCAACGTCGACTTGCCGTTCTTGCGTGCCATCGACAGGATCGCGCGACGGACGGCCCGGTTGCCGTTAGGCAGCGTCGGCTCGTAGATGTCGCGAATGAAGTCCTTCTGCCACTTGTCGAGCTTGAACCGCTCGCCCTGTCCCTTGCCGCTCGGGACCTTCAGGTACTCGATAAACTTGATGACCTTGTCGGCGCGCTCCTTGCCCTTGGCCGTGCGCCTAATGTTTGATGAGACCATCGAACTCATCGCCGGCTTCCTCGGCGTTGACCGCGATCCGCGTGCGGCTGGCCGGCGTCAGCCCGAACTCAGTGGCGTAGCGCATCATGTCGTAGCAGGCCTTGCGTGCGATGCCGTATGACGGGTTCTGGATAACGTTGCCGTTGGTAGTTATGGTCGTGTACTCGCCGTCACAATCCTTTTCCGCTTCGATCCAGCGCTCAAACGCCATACAGTAGGCCGCGAAAGCATTGAGATCGGCCCCGGTGAGCAGGCCCAGCCGGTGCAGCTCGTCCGAAATGCGCAGCCACTCGTCGCGCGCCAGCCCGGTGCCTAGGAAACGCGGCGGAGCCGGGATCGACCCGTCCTTGCGCCACTTGACATCAGGGCGCAACTTACGCTGACCGGGATTGCCGCGCATCTTTTTGATGACGTTAGGGATTGGAGCTGGGCCACTACGCATGGATCACAATATCCTATCAATGATGTGCAGACACTTGTCTTGTGG